ATGAGCGCCAAGGCCGTGGACGAGGCAGAATTTATCTTCGAGCGGCGGCGCCTGTCGAAAAAACAGCTACGGGATATGGCCCAGTTACCAGGCGTCCTGGTGTCTCAACTGCGCGAAATCGTTAAAACCAGCGCCAGAGACACGCACATAGCAAAAGATTTTACTGACGATATCCGCAACATAACTGGCATTAACACTGTTGGTGAAGGCAATAAATACGAGATATGGGAATATCACGGCCCGATCTCTAAGTCTGAGCTGATAGACGCTATGGAAATGTCAGATGAGGGCATCGAGGATTACGAAAAAGACGAGCTGGATGACGAGGTAGAGGCAACGGTATTTTTTGCCGGCAACCGTGTCATTAAGGTGTCGTTGAACCCAATGGACTCTGACGAGCGGCCATTCTCTGTTTTTAACTGGGAAAAGGATGAGTCGTCGATATTTGGGTTTGGCGTGCCATGTCTCATGCGTAGCGCTCAGAAGGTCATAAACGCCTCCTGGCGAATGATGATGGATAACGCAGGGCTATCTGTAGCTGACCAGCTAGTGATCAACAAGGAGCTTCTGTATCCCGCTGACGGCACCTGGGATATGACGCCCAAAAAGATCTGGTACCTGAGAGACAAGACCAGATCGGTGCAAGAGGCCTTTTCGTCGTTTTCTACGCCCAGCCACCAGGTAGAACTGGCAAACATATTCAGTATGGCCAGGCAGCTCGCTGATGAGGAAACGAATCTGCCGCTGATCGCCCAGGGCGAGATGGGACCGCACACAACCAAAACGTCGTCCGGGATGGCGATGTTGATGAACAGCTCAAACATTGTGCTGCGCAAGGCCGTGAAGAACTGGGACGACGATATCACCCGGCCGCTAGTCACTAGGTTTTACGATTGGAATATGCAGTACAACGAAAAAGCAGAAATCAAGGGTGATTTCAGCATCGAGGCTCGCGGATCTGGCGCGCTGCTTGTAAGAGAGAAGCAGCAAGAAAACCTAATGATCTACTCCAATTTGTCTATGGCTATACCAGAGTTTGCCAAGCGCAGAGATTGGGCAGAGCTGGACAGAGAGATCGCCAAGTCGCTAGAGGTGCCATACGATCAAATAACCCTGGGCGACGAGGAGATTGCAGAAATGGAGGCCATGAATATGGAGATGGCCTCTATGCAAGTAGATCCAGCGCAACAGAAAATGCAGCTCGATATGCAGCTTAAACAGGTAGATCTGCAGATTCGCATGGGCAAGCTGGAGCTAGACAAGCAAAAGGCCCAGGCAGAGATCGCCAACGATGAGGCCCAGATGCAGCTTCAGATAGCCAAAATGGCCCAGGTAGAGCGGCTAGAGATGATGAAGCTAGAGATACAAGAGCGCATCAAGCTGGCAGAACTGCAGACGCAATACAGAATTAGCGGCAACACAACTGGTGTAAGGGCCGCAATAGACTCTGAAAAGATCAGGACTGAGCGGGACAAGGCAGCCGCAGCGACAAATACCAGGCTGACTGAAGCGCAACTGAAGAACAAAAATCTGAATCTGGGTTACGACACCTTTGGATAATCAATGATAGAAAAGCACTCCCTTACCTGGCGAGCGATAGCATCGTTCATCGAAAGCGAGCGGAAAGACTGCATTGATTTTCTTATAGCGGATCGTGACTCCGAAAGGCAGCGCGGAGCGTTGCTTTTACTTGACCGGCTGGAATCGTTAGCTGACCCCGACAGGGCTGATGATGACGAAACAACCCAGCCACTACGGAGCGTTTAGCTCAAACATTAGCCGCCACTAGGCCGCTAGAGGGTTATCATGTCTGAGAATGAAGAGGACCGATCCTTCGAGGATCATTTTGATGAGCTGGCAGGGGATGTACCACCACCCCCTACCGAAATGTCTATCCCTGATGAAACAGATGAAGGAGAAAGCTATGCCATTCCACAAGGGCAAAAAGAAGAAAAAGAAGAAGAGCCGCCCAGGCTACTAGAGGAAGAGCCGGAGGAGGAGCCAGAGCTAAGTCTTGAGGAGCAGTTAGAGGCTACCAAGGCAGAGCTGCAAAAAGCTCACCACCGATATAATTCTGACCTCGGTAGGCAGAACGCCTACCAGCGTCAGATCAAAGAGCGAGATGAACAGATCGCTCAAATGCAGAGGCAGCTACAGGAAACTGCACCTGTGCAGCAAGACTCTATGCAGGAGGATTATCCTGACATAGCGCAAGGCACTGACACCCGCATAAACCGGGCGTTACAACCGTTACAGCAAGAGCTACAAGCGCTTAGAAACGAGCTACACCCGCTGCGAGAGCAGCAAAGCCAAACATGGCTGCAGAATCAATTTGCAGCTCTGGAAGCGGAGCACCCAGATTGGGCGCAGATATCGCAAACGCCAGAGTTCCACCAGTGGGTTGAAGGTCAACCCGCAGAAGTTAGAGCTATGATGGATAGTGAAGAGGCCGACAAAGCCATTTATATCCTTCGCAGCTACAAGAATGAGACTATGCCGGAAGTTGTGCCGGCAGGGTCTGATCTGAAGCAACGCCGTGAAAAGCAGCTTCGGCAAGCGCAGAACGTGCCTTCTCGCGGAGGTCGTTCGCAGCAAAATATGCCGCCTGATGACGATTATGAGGCCGCGTTCGAGTATTTTGCTGACCTGGACGAGCGCCGTAGATAGAAACGTCCTGCAACCTGACACACACCTAACACAAGCGACGTTAAGTAATCGCTGCCGCCGTGTTCCATGTGGAACAACCGCCGCAGTCGGATGCGATACCTCCCTTTGGCCGGTGATTTGTCAATTACTTAAACCCTAATTGCCAATCTCTGAATCAATAGGAGGAGACTAACGTGGCATCTACTACTTACTCCAACCTTTCACAGCGCACCAATGCCTACGCTGCGAAAGAAATGTTGGCCCACGCTGAGCCGATTGCGTGCCTCAGCAAATTTGGCATGATCAAGCCTATGCCTAAGAACAAGGCGAACACTATTAAGTTTCGTCGTCCTGTTCCCCTGGCCGTGGCTACCACCCCTCTGACGGAAGGCACTCCGCCTACGTCGCAGGCCTTGAGCTATGAAGATGTAACCGTGGCGCTGAGCCAGTACGGGAATGTCGTTGAGATCACCGACGTCGTTCACGACTTGGCAGAAGATCCAGTGCTGAAGGACGCATCTATGATGTGCGGCGAGCAGGCTATGGAAACGATTGAAACCCTCATGTGGGGTGTCATTCGTGGCGGCACTAATGTCGTCTACGCCAACGGCTCTGCGCGCAATGCTGTCAACACGGTTCTCACGTTGAACAAGCAGCGAGCGATTACTCGCACGTTGAAGAACAACCGGGGCAAGAAAGTGACCAATATGCTTTCTAGCTCGGTTAAGTTCAACACTGAAGCTGTAGCGGCTGCATACATTGCATTTGCTCACACTGACCTGGAAGCTGATATCAGAGGCCTGGCCGGCTTCACCCCTACTGAAAAGTACGGGTCAATGCAGGCTATCCCTTACGAGATCGGCAAGGTAGAGGACGTCCGTTATGTACTGACGCCTGTACTGGATTCTTTTGCTGACGCTGGCGGTACCGCTGGCAGCATGGTGTCAACCAGCGGTTCTGCTGCTGATGTTTACCCCATCGTCTATGTAGCAAAAGACGCCTATGGTCACGTTGCACTGAAAGGTGCAGATGCTATTACTCCCACCATCATTAACCCTGGTCAGCTCGACAAGTCTGATCCGTTGGGCCAGAAGGGCATGGTTGGCTGGAAGTATTACCACAAGAGCTTTATTGCCAACCAAGCATGGATGGTAAGAGCTGAGGTTGCAGCTACCGCGCTGTAAGCAGTAACTAGCGGTATACAGGGGGCTTCGGCCCCCTTTCTTTTATTAACGCCGCCCCAGGGCCGCAGGAGAAAGAAATGTCAGAAATAAACCTCTATAACCTCTCGCTCGATGAGCTAAAAGAGCAAGCCAGAATCCTGGGTATCGTCGTTCGCGGCAACCCCGGAGCTGACACTCTTAGAGAGAAAATCCGCAATGCCGTAATGATCGAGCCTCCTGCTGACCAAAAGCAGGCGCCAAAAGAAGATCCTGACCGCAAAAAAGGATGGATCACGATAGTGATCGCAGAGGACGAGCAAGACCAGCAGCCTGTTTATGTAGGAGTAAACGGGAAGTCATTTTTCATACGCAGGGGCGAGCCAGTGCCAGTACCGCCGGAAGTGGTGGAGGTGCTGAACAATGCCAAGCAAACCGTGTTCAATGGGAAAGATGGAACCAGCAAAACGGTTCCGACTTATCCATTCCAGATAGAGAAGTAATATGAATTTTCTTGATCTTTGCCAAAGGCTTGTCCAGGAGACAGGCATTGCCGATGAAGGACCGGCAACAGTTACCGGGCAAACAGGTGACATGGGCAGGATCGTGAATTGGATAAATGACGCCTGGCTAAAGATCCAATCTATCAGAGCAGATTGGAACTGGGCCTGGTCTACAGGTACGTCGACACTAACGGCTGCAACAAATACTGTGACCCTGCCAGCAACGGTAGAAACTATTAAACGAGTCTCTATCGGGCAGGGGTTTTTGCAGGCGCTGGACTATAACGACTTTGCCGATAACTACCGGGTGATACAAAACGGGGATCCCAGTGTTTACTCGATAAAGCCGGACGGCACCTTATGTTTCAGCTCAAAGCCTACAGAGAACAAGACTGTATCTTATGAGTCGTATGCAACGCCGGTTGCACTGGTCAATAACACAGATGTGCCGGCCATGCCGGAGCGGTACCACATACTCATAGTGTATGAGGCGCTGCGTTGTTATGCACAGTTTGATGAGGCGCCAGAGCTAGAAAAGCGAGCATTTCTGTATTACGAGGAGATGCTGGCTGACCTAGAGAGAGATCAGCTTGCCAGGATAGGCGCACCGGAAGCCCTGGCATGAGCATACAGCTAGAGTATTTTCCGGCCGTAGGCGGCCTCAACCAGGAGGCGCCTCCGCTTTCATTAAGCCCTGGCGAGCTGGTAGACGTTGCAAATTACGAATGTATGCCTAACGGCGGGTATCGCAGGATTTTTGGATACGCTTTATTTGACGGGCAAGCCACGGCATCCCAGGCGGTGCCGGGCTCTGGACCCGTGAAAGGGCTGCACATATACAAGGGCAACCTTTACGCGATCCGTGAAGATGGCACAAATGGCCGGATGTATAAGGCAACAACCACTGGCTGGGTAGAGGTCAATTCTGCAAAAACGTGGTCGACGGGCGGCACATACCGTTTTTGTAATTACAATTTCGGCGGCCAGGATGACGACGAGACGATGTATATCGTCAATGGTATAGACAGAGCTACGGAGTTTACTGGCACTGTCTTTAACACCATAACGTCTGGAGCGCCGACAAACTCGGATAACCCGTCCCTGGTTGTGGGATACAAGAAGCACCTGGTGTTAGGCATACAGTCGTCCCTGCAAATATCAGAGGTCGGCAATCCGAATGGCTATACGGTAGCAGGCGGGGCGGCGGAGATTGCCGTAGGTGACACTTTGACTAACCTCAAAGAGCACACCAGCGCCTTGATCGTAGGCTGCGAGGACTCCACAAAATCGCTTTATGGAAACTCTGCGGCGGATTGGCAGTTAGATGATCTAAACAGAGCTGGCACCTATGGCGGCACTATGCAGTCGATCGGAGGCCAGGTGGTTGGTCTGGATCGCCAGGGCTTGATGAGCCTAGCGGCTGCGCAGCAGTACGGAAATTTTGCCTACGCCAGCCTGTCAGGAAAAGTTAAAACCCTGATCAAAGAGTTTAATACTAGCAGCGTCAGCGTGCTGAACAGAGCAAACGGCCAGTATCGGCTGTTTAATGGCAAAGATGGGTTGTATTTCACATTCAACGGGCCAGATCTGATCGGCGTTACTAAGACCCGGTTTCCAGATGATGTGAAATGCGCAGCGTCTGCGATAGACGAAACGGAAACAGAGATTAGCTTTTTCGGCGCAGCAGACGGCAAAGTTTACAAAATGGACACCGGGTTCAGATTCGGCACTACCAACATATATGCGTTTGTGCTGACGAATTTTACGGCCTACGGCGGCCCTACTCTAAGAAAGCGGTACAGGCTTGTGCAGCCTGATATCCGGGTAGAAGGATCGCCAATATATATAAACGTGAGGGCCACGACAGAGTATGGCCTGGGAGAATCGTCGCGTGGTGTTTCTGGTCAACTTTATACAGCGCCAGGCTCGCTATGGGATATTTCCGAATGGAACGAGTTTTCCTGGGGATCGGCATACTCGAATGACGCAAAAGTAAGGGTGTCAGTAACAGGATCGAATATGGGCGTTTATATCGCCACTGATGGCTCTGAAAATGCAGTACACACAATTCATGGAGTAACGCTCCATTATTCACCCCGGAGGTTGCAGCGGTGACAAACCAATATGTGCCTAATGCTACAGACCTGTTAGCTGGAGAGCTGGCGCGAGCGTCAGATATAAATCTCAGATACAGCTATGTGGTGTCAGGTTTTGACAAACTACCCACCCCTCTATCAAGCGGCGGTGGTTTTTCTGTCCCGGTTCCGGTTGGCGAGCCCACCCAGGCGTCCCATGCTGCAACTAAAAATTACATGGACACTACGGTTGTGTCTGCTGCGCAAACTGCAGCAGTCCCTGCGGCACAGACAGCAGCTTTAGCGGCGGTAGCACCAGAAGTAACCAATGCAGCTAACTCTGCAACAGCGGCTGCTAACTCTGCTACAGCGGCAGCGGCAGACGCAACAGCGGCTAGCAATCATGCGGCGACATCGCTGACCCATGCGAATACTTCGCTTACGCATTCCAATACGTCGTCTACCCATGCAAATACGTCTTTGGGTCACGCTAATACAGCACAGTCTACGCTCAACAGTTTCCAGGCGATTTATCTAGGAGAACACGCCTCTGCGCCATCTACGTCAGGCGTTGGAGAGGGATCTCTGTATTGGAACAGTACGCAAAATCAACTTTATGTTTTAGATAGCGGATCATGGAATCAGGCGGCTTTTAATGTAGCCGGCGCCATACTTTCCGCTAACAACCTTAGCGATGTGGCTGACGCAGAAACAGCAGTCACAAATCTAGGGCTGGCGTATAACAAAATTACTGTAACCGTGGCGGCTGGCAAGTTTTTGCTGGACGGGACTGCGCAACAAAAAAGCACGCTGACACCATCAGTTAAGTACCGATTCGATCAGTCGGACTCTTCTAACGCCGGGCATCCGATCAAGTTTTCTACAACCAATGACGGCACCCATGCCGGAGGAACGGCGTTCACAACCGGGGTAACGAGTGTGGGCGTGCCAGGGCAGGCAGGCGCGTACACAGAGATCACGGTAGAGCAAGACTCTGCGGTTCTGTATTACTACTGTCAAAACCACTCTGGCATGGGTGCGAGGGCGTATGCTGCCGCTAGCAGTGGCGGTACATCTGGAGGGGCAAGCGCCTCTACCGGAGAAATGACCGGCTACTATGTAATAACGAGTCCTCCAGACAGCCTTATCTTCAAGCCAACGTACACCGTGATGCAGGATGTGGTGACAATAGCTGGGACTTACCAGGGGTTTACGGGCTCGGACACTGTGCTTCACATTTCAGACGTTGCGACTATCGAAACACATGGCTCATACGCCAGTGAAGATACCTCCGTCTCGTCAGGACACATTTTTTACAAGCTGTACCACATTGCTGACGGCTCGACTGTAACAGTGGCAAATGGCGCGACTGTGCATGGCATTGGCGAGGCGCCTGTTGGCGGCGGTGCCGGCGCTGT